AAAACCAGTTAGTCCAGCTAAAGCACCACCTTTAACTAAAGCACTTTGAACACCTTTTTTAGAAAACATATTAGTTACAGTAGAACCAATTGAACTTGGTAAAAGATTAGATGCAAAACCAGCTCCAAATTTACCACTAGCAAAAGGACCTATACCTCCAGCATACATACCAGCTCCTGCTAATAATGCAGCTTTACCTATATCAGAGCTTGCAACATCTTTAACAGCGCCTGTAACTTTTTTAAAGGCTTTCTTTACAAAGCTACCTAAACCATATTGCTGTCTAGGCATGGCGTCCATAATACCGCCGCCCATATATAATTGTCTTTTCATCTGTCCTCTAGATATTGTCATAATTTAGCTAATTGTTAAAGCAGGCTTTTGATACCTGGAATTCTAACTTTACTTGGTTTTTCCAAATAAATCAAGGCTTGGCATGATAACTTTGACATCTCTTCTAATGTCTTGTTCTGGAACGTTTTTAGCCTTCCATTCTTGATCATCCTTATATACTTCGCCTGTCTTTAAGTTAGAAATGGTCTCTATTATCTTCTCTGGTTTTAATGTTTGCATAATTTTCTATGTTCTATCAAATTCTAATATTGCAACTGTACCTTCAAAAATATCAGCCGTAGCTGCCTGAAGTTGTAATTTGTCGCTTTCTTCTAATATAATAGTGCCATCTGCTATAGATTTAGAAGTACCTGTATTTACAGTGTGCTCTGCAAACTGAAAACTAGTTGTTGCAGAGTTGTCAAATATAAAAGCTTTTATTTCAACATTACTACCACCTACATTAGCTGTATGTATATTTTGTACAATAGCTCTTGAATTAGAAGGACAAGTATAAATGTCCGTTTTGTTAGTTGAAGTTAAATCAAATTGTGCGTTCTTATATCTATTAGCCACTATTTCCCCCTGTACTAAACCATGTTAATCTTTGTGTTTCTTCTCTTAAATCTTGTTGAAAGGTAGAATTTAATTTTTGTACTAATCCGTCAAGATCTCTAATTAAAGCATCAGCCACTGGTTGACTGTATTCTTTACTAGGTCTTGTAAATGCTAATACTATTTTTGCCATTATCTTCTTCCGTCTGCTTGTATATCTAACCTAAAACTTCCTAATTTCCAATCCTGAGATGATCCTGTATTTGCTACTTTTAATGCTACTGATCTACCTCTAGCTCTTGTATCTACCTTAGTTGTTGAAGATGTTATTGTAAAAGGTCCAAGAGGTGAGCTTGCTTGTGAGCTATTTGAATAATCTCTTAAATTTAAAGTTACTTGTGTATTACCTGTTTGAGATAAAAAGTCTGGTATAAATCTTCTTATCTTCATAATAAATTCTCCGTCTCCTCTAAGATCAGCTCCTCCGCCCTGGCCTCTTGTAATATCAAAATCTCCAGATTCTATATTAGCAGCTACAGTCGTTGTTGCTGCAGACTTAACTTGATCCGTTCCTGTTTCGTGTTGATAGTATGTTGTAGCTCCTTCAGTATTTCCAACAACATCATAAGATGTTCCTGATGCATTAAACGAAGTTGCATGAGGTAAACCAAATACAGATGAATCAACCCAAGTTGTTCTAGCTAAAGAACCTGTTGTCCATATTGGTCTTTGTGGAGTTGACTCCATATAATTATAAGTGACTGATCTATTAACAACTTCAGAAGATTGAGTTGGATAGAACCAAGAAATCTCACCAAACAAATTATTTAAACCTACATTAATTAATTGTGATGCAGTTGTATTAATATCATCAAATACATAATCTTCTACTAAACATGTCATGGTTTCAAGATTACCAGAGTATTTAAAGAAACCATTATCTGATAACCAATATGCAGCTCCATCTACTTCTAAGGCAGCGTTCTGTCCTATCAATCCACAGTTCGTACCTACTTGTGCAAAACCAAATGTAAATGGTGGACCAATGAAACGCATCGTAAATAAAGAGGTATCTGTCCAAACATAGATTGCATCTCTACCTCTAACAGCTCCTACAATTCTAGATCCATCTGCAAGTCTTTGTGTACCGGCTGTGTTAGTTGCTGTTGGTGTGTAAGTATTAATATCTTCTTGGTTTGAAAATCTAATAAACATATCGTCTTGTGTTGATGGGTCACCAATCGTTGTTTCTGTTCCATAAAATACTAAGTGTCTATCCGGTGTAGATACTAACATATCACGTGACGCTGTTGGTGCACCTGAAATAATAGTTGCTCTTGTTGCTACAGCGTTAGCTGCGTTTGAATCCCATTCAAATACTTGTGCATTATGTATAAGTGCAATAACTTTATCTCCAAAGTTATCTATAGACCATAAACCTGGATCTATAACTAAGTCACCTGATGCTGCTTCACCCCATGCTACATAGTCAGATGAGTCTGTAACCGTTGCTCCGTTTGAGTGAGTCGCTGCTGTTGTATTTCTTACACCTCTTGTTACACCTGTTAATGTATTACCTGTAATACCTGTGTATGATATTTCTTCTGACCCAATCTGAACAAAGTTTGTACCTGATGATGGAAATAAAGATGCATCACTTAACACAACAGTAGTTGTTACCGCATTAATACCACCACTTAAACTTGTAACAGCTTCTCCTGATACTGTTCCACTCCATTGTCCTAAACCATAACCAAATCCTGGTGCTTGTTCTGCAGGTCCAACATTATAGTAAGCTTGAACTCTAATACCTCCAGATGATGAAGCGCCTGATCCTGTTTCATTTGAAGGCATAGTAACTGTAATCGTTGTTGAGTTAGTTACCGTTGTGACCATAAATTTTTTATCATCAAAATCTGATGCTGTGTAATTAGAGTTTGTAATCGTTGTAAAGTTATCTAAAAGAATAATGTCTCCTGCTACAAGACCATGATCACCAGAGAAAGCAATACTAACAACAGCTGAACCATTTGTTGTTGTAAAACAATTTGATAAAGTTGAGGTTGCTCGAATCGGGTGTATGTCATAGAACACACCACCTGTGTAAGCGTATAAAATCCTGTTTGTACCAATGATAGAAAATTTGTTTCCTGATCTATTAACAATATGATGCATGGCTCTTGCTGCACCTGTCATATCATTCTCACCTAGTTGTAACCAACCGCCAATCTTCTCAGGTGTATTGTACCTAAATCGAACATTGTCACCATCAACCCATTGCCCTTCAGCTTGTGTAGGTGTCAGTTGTTTATTGAATCCAGGCAAAAAGTTTAGTTTTTGTAACATAAGTCTCCAGATTATATTAGATTGCGCTGATTATCAACGTTATTTGGGTATGCCCAACATAGGTCTTTTATCATACAAATTGGTTTTTGCAAACCTTCCATCTGCATGATTATAGTGTAAAAACACTTGTCCGCAAAGCTTTCCTTCAAAAGGCTTTCGCCAATGCTCTAATTCACAACCCGAATAGATAAGCATATCACCAGGTTTTAGATTAACTTCTACACCTAATGGTGCACCTGGTTTGATAATACCTTTGTATTCTTCAATAACATTATCTGCTCCTGTTGGATCTAGATAGATAGGCCAGTGATCACCCCCTAAACATAGTGTTGTAGAAATCTCACAACTAGGTCTATCTTTATGTCTGTTTAATATATTGCCTGTTCTATAAAGCCTTGTGTAAGAATAAGTAGGTACTAGTTTAAGTCCTGTTTTCTTTTGCATGGTATCAATAGTTTTAACTAATAAAACTTCCATAAGTCTATCTGCATATTTGGCATATGATCCTGGTACTTGTGGATCATGAAAGTTACCAACTAATGGATTACCTTTATGTGTGGTGTAATTGTTTATCATCCAATTATCAGCTTCTGCAGATATTTGTAAATATCTATAAGCAACATCTGCTAACTCTTTAGATATAGCACCTCTAATGACTTGGTATTTATTTTTCTTAAAACTCATATTTGTATAAAGTTAAAGGACACAGATATACGCCAGTTCTTTTCGCCTTTATCTGTATTTAAATTAATGTCTACGCCGTGAGGCAACCATGATGGAAAGAATATCATTCTTCCTTCTACAGGTTCATAAGCACATACTCTCCATAAAGCTTCTGGCATATTATCTACTCTTCTAGGCATATGTGTATTGGGTCCTGGTCTTGGATCTTCTAAAAATAGTTTACCAGAATTCTTAGGTACTTTGATATAATATACACCTGACCATAATGAGTTAGGATGTGTATGTGT